GAAAGATGAGGCTGGGACAAAAGTCCTAGCCTCTCAATTGTCTTTGGAATGTCGAGCAAGACGCAGTGGTTGAGTGGGCTCTACTACGCTGATTTCATCAGCTTTTACAGCCCTACTCAACTGTGCGGAGGTGGGACGACGAAATCGAATTCTAACGAATTACCGATTTCTGTCCCACTCTCATTTGTCTGTAAAATATTTACCAAAATGCTTTGTAATTTTAGATTTTATGGTATAATAAGGCTAGAATATCAAGCAGAAGCCCTAGGCTTTTTTATTTAGGAAAGGACAAAACATGGACAGTTTTGATAAAGGCTGGTTTGTACTGCAAACCTACTCAGGCTATGAAAATAAGGTAAAGGAAAATCTCTTGCAGCGCGCTCAGACCTATAATATGTTGGAAAATATCCTGCGCGTGGAAATTCCGACTCAGACCGTGCAAGTCGAGAAAAACGGCAAGAGCAAGGAAGTCGAAGAAAACCGCTTCCCAGGTTATGTATTGGTTGAGATGGTCATGACGGACGAAGCTTGGTTTGTCGTGCGGAATACACCAAATGTAACTGGATTTGTAGGTTCACACGGAAACCGTTCGAAACCAACGCCGCTCTTGGAGGAAGAAATCCGCAGCATTCTGATTTCTATGGGACAAACGGTTCAAGAATTTGACTTGGATGTCAAAGTGGGCGATACAGTTCGCATCATTGACGGTGCCTTTGCTAACTATACTGGCAAAATCACAGAAATTGACAATAATAAGGTCAAGATGATTATCTCTATGTTTGGAAATGACACGGTTGCCGAAGTCAACCTTAGCCAAATTGCTGAATTATAATTTTGGAATGCACTAAAAGGAGCCGGAAAGCATTTTCCGCTCTTTTTTGTTAGCAGCGCTGAGATCTTAGATAAAGACTGGTGCTTCTGGCATCTTTGCAATTCATTAAACTTGACCAATAACGTAACAAAACAAAAAAAGCCTGATTTTTCAGGCTTTTGGTCAGTATAAAGTCGGCTTTAAACCGATAAAAAAGGCGGTAGACGGATTAAAAGCTATTGATTTATCGGGCTTTGTGGGAGTTTCGCCCCAAATCCGCCCCAAATTTAAGCGGTCAGGAATATTTCTTTTATTTGCTCAAAGTTTTTATCCGCCAGAGCTTCCATCTGGTGCGAGTAGACCTTTAGGGTTATATCTGGGCTTTCATGGCCTAATAGCTTTGATATGGTCACAATGTCAATCCCTTTGAATATCAGGTAAGAAGCGTAAGTATGCCTTAGACTGTGGTTTCTGACAGGCCTGCCTACCAGTTTTTTTATGAGCTTGTTACAAGCCGAGTTTGAAACTCCAAAACACACCCTATTTTTAATATTAGCCTGCCAGTGTTCTTTTTTATAAGTTTTTAAAGTCTCGATCGTGATCCTGTCAATTGGGATTTTTCTTTTTGAACTTTCATTTTTTAAATCTCCAAAATCTTGAGTTTTCGAGTAATCAAATCCCTTGTTAATGTCAATAATTCCTTTGTCGAAGTCTATATCATTCCAGGTTAGCCCCAGAGCCTCAGAGAAACGCATACCAGTGACCGAAAGGAGATAGAGGGTAAAATAGGACACGTACTGTATATTGGAGCGTGTAGTGGCTATTAGATCCTTATATTCGCTCTCTTCTAAAAAGTCGTTATCCTCCGACCTAGTTTCTATCTGAGATTTGACTTTGGCATCTTCAGCGAAGTTGTAGCTAATCACTTGCTCCCTGACTGCTACTTTCAAAGCCCCCTTGATTTGATAGTGGAATTTCTCGAGGGTTTCCTGGGCGTATTTCTCACCAAATTCATTAAGCCGTTTTTGATAATAAAGCGGAGTGATGTCTTTTACTTTCAAATCTCCAAAATAGGTCTTGATGTGCTTAAGGTTTTTGGTGTAAGTATCCCAGGTCTTATCCTTGACGTGCGGACGCTTGTAAACATCAGACCACGTTTTGACAAAATCATAAAGAGTGACATCTTTGTCTGTCAGGATATTCTCGGATAGGTTATCCTCTATTTCCCTTGCTGCAGCTTGAGCTAGTTTTTTTGTCTTAAATCCACTTTTTGATTTCTGCTTATACTTGCCGTCAGGCCCTTTGTAAGAGATGCGATATTCCCAACCGTTATCCCTTTTTCTGAAATATGCCATTGTTTTTACCTCACTTTTTTGATAAAATGAGTATAGTAAAAAGGGCTTTTGAATGCCTTTTTGCTATACTAACCCAATCCTCACGCTGCCGACCAAAGCAAAGCGTGGGGATTTTTATTTTATTCTAGTCCATTTGAAATTTTAACTGTCAGAAGAAAAGATCCGTCTTCTTGCTTCGCAAAGGTCAAAATAACCGATTGAAATTTGCTTCCTGTCGAAGTATATGTGATCGTTTTACTTTCGTGATCGCTAATAGAAGTGGTATTTTCGTCAGTTGGTTTGCCGTGGTCACGGATAACGTCGTCATACTTTGTTCCACCTGCACCGTTATTGGCAATGTCGCCTTCTTTAAGAGCGTCGAATTGTTCTTTTGTCCAATTGAACTTTGCATCTTCTTCTTTTTGTGACGAGTCGATAGAAGAGCTTACAGAGCTTGCTGCAGACTCAAAAGTTTTGCTAGCTTCATCGATTGCATGAGAGTAGAATGATTGGGTAGCAATAACAATTATGAGAGATAAAACAGAGATAACAGAACCAACAATAGCTAGAGTCTTTTGTTTTTTTCGATTTACAATAAGACCGATAACTCCAAGTACAAGGCCAAGGATACCAATTAAAAACGATAGATTGTTAATAATGGGAATCCACGATCCAACCAGAGCAATTGCTCCGAAGACAATAGCTAAAATGCCTAAAGCTTTGCTTTCTTGCTGCATAAATAAACCTCCTCAGCTTTTAGTGTGGTTCAGTGGTTGCACATTTTTTAACTAATTAAATTCAAGTATTCTTCTTTAACCATTACCTTGTCAGTAGCGGTTTTTTTATTTCTCTCTATACAAATCCACGACTTCGCCGATAATTCGGAAGTCGGTGTCTGGAGTGATTGGCATATCCTTGTACGCAGGGTTTAAGCTATGTAAGTAAGCTTGGTCTTTATCAATAACAAGCTGCTTGATATAGGCATCGCCGTTATAGTTGAATACGCCTATAACGCCGTTATTCAAGTCCACGCTGGTCTGAATGAATACCAGGTCGCCATCGTGATAGTCTGGCTCCATAGAGTCCCCTTTGATTGGGATAACAAAGTCAGCATCGACATCTACTGGTAACTCGATCCGTTCAACTCGTACATCGTTCAAATACTGTCCAGTACCAGCAGAAGCTGGGTGATCGTAGTAGTCGTAGCTGTAGAGTTGAATGACTTCCGATACTTCGTTTATCTTCGTTTCTTCTTCGTTTTGATTTTCCAAAAGTTCCTCAGACGTCTGTAGCACGATTTTTTGATTGGGTGGGGTTAATCGTACCACTGTGTCGTTAATTTGTTGTAGAAGAGAGGTGGAGGGGGTATACCGTTCTACTAAATCTGATTTATCGACCTTAAAATAATTAGCCATTAATTCTATTTTATCGATTCGGGGATAAGTTTTGGCATTAACCCAATCTAAAACAGTGGTATATTTAAAATTCATCAGAGCGGCAAAATCTTTGACGTTGAGCCCCAAGCTATCTAAGTGTCTGCGTATATTGTTTGCCATTATTTTTTTATTTCCCAGCGAGTTAGTCATACGTCTCACCTCCTACTATATATTATAACACACTATAACGGAAAAACCGTATTTTTATCAAAAAAATATTAAAAAAATAAAAAAAACTTAAATTTCGTGTTGACAACACGGTTTAACCGTGTTAAAATATAATCAAGCTTAAGGAAATAACAAAAAACCATGAGCAAAAAAGAAAGGGGGAATCAAAATGCAGAATTTAAGTATCGGCATCAAAATTTCTAATGTCGAGGAATTGGCAGAAGCTAGTCAAGAAGTAGCTAAAAAAGCCGAAGAATTGCAAGAAGCAATTAAACGGCTTAATGAGGTTAAGTTGAAATTAGAAACCGAGTTTCTTCATGATTAGGATTTGTGCCGCAGCAGACATCATTTCTTTCCAAGTCTTGAACTTTGTTTGTTCAGAGACAAAGGCATCAAGAATTGATTCATCTGCTCTTTCAAATTCCTCCGCATTGGATATTTTTTCTGGGCTTGATAATAAAAATTCATCTATGGTTGAAAAATTTGTGTGTTCAATCATGAATTTATCAGAGAAAATTTCTTCGAAAGAGTATTCATGTGTGCCAGAAATGGATCGAGCGTTCTCTGAAAGTTGCTCAAGGCGGTTAGAAAAATCATTTAGTCCTTTGACTTTAAAAGTCATATTATCAACCTCCTTTCTGTTAGATTTGTGACTAAAACGGCGAGAGGTCTTAGTCAAGAAAGATTATAGCATAACAGACAGAAAAACACAACATATTGTAAAGCAAATGCATTTGAATCACAACATATAGTGTGTGAGGTGTAGAAATGTGGGAACAATTAAACAAAATCATGCAGGAAAGAAATTTAAATGGCAGTCAGTTATCTAAAATGGCTGGAGTTAATCGTAGTTTCTTTTCTGACTTAAAGACAGGAAAGGTTAAGTATCTTTCTTGGCCGAATATATGCAAAATTGCTGATGCACTGGAAGTCAGCTTGGATGAATTTAGATAAGGAGGTAGGAACGTGCCGAAAATGACACTAAAAATGTTAAGAGTGCGAGACAATCTGACGCAAGAAGCGGCGGCGAAAGCTCTAGGAATATCCCCTTCCACATTAAGCAAGTGGGAGTCCGGCAAAAGTTTTCCGGATGTTCTGGATATTAATAAGATTGAAAATCTTTATCGCATTAACTATAACGATATTATTTTTTTACCAATCAACACGGTTTAACCGTAACAAAAAGATAGAAGGGAGAAAGAATGATTGAAAATAAGCGAAGTAAAGAACAACGCTTTCTATCAGATGCCACAATGGCTTTATGAGCCACCTTATAATGTGCTGAGCGACAAAGCAAAGCAGATATATATGTTTCTTTTTGACCGACGTACACTGTCAATTCAAAACAAATGGTTTGACGAAAAAGGTAATATTTTCGTCTATTATACGAATGAGCAACTTATGGAAAAACTTAATTGTAGTAAACCGACAATTATATCAGCCAAAAAAGAACTTGCTGACATGGGATTGCTTAGAGAGTTTCGGCAAGGCGTGAACAAACCAAACAGGTTATACATTTCTGGAAGTAAAAAAACTTTACTTCAAGAAGTAAAAAATATTGACCACGGAAGTAAAAAAACTTTACTTCAAGAAGTAAAAAATATTGACCCAATCAAGACTGATAATATCAAGACTAATATATCAAGACTGAGTGAACCAGACGGGGCTGGTGGTGACGCTTTATATAGTATAGAGGACGCACCCGCAGAAAATGACTTAGGAATTGTCCACGATTGGATTTTTTCGGAGTTTGGTAGATTCCCAACCCCTTTTGAGATTGAGGACTTGAAAGACTTTTTGCAAGATCATAGCAAAGAAGTTATCAAACTAGCAATCAAAGAATGCGTAGGGAACGGCAAGCCTTATTTTAAGTATCTTAGCAGCATCCTGAGAGACTGGAAACAGAAAGGGCTTGTGACAGTCGAATTAGTCGAAAACAGACAGAAACCTAAACGATCTAACAGCACATCGGGAGTATCAAGACTATCTGATGACGGCTACGACCCGCAACTTGGATTTTAGAGAGGAGAATCTATGCTAGCATTTTCGAGCAAAGAGCTGCAGACTAGAGCTTCTCAAATCGAGACATTAAGGGAACAATGCCAGAAACACGCTGGAGTCTATATGTGGCGCTCGGTCAATCCCTGCACAAAGAACGTGTTGACTTATTGTCCAGAGTGCATGCAAGAGACAATCAATGACAATGCGAGCGAGCAGTTGGCACAGGCCGAAGCACAAATCAGAGATACGAGGTCGTACTCGCTCTTTATGCAAGAGAGCATCATCCCGAATGATTTGAAAGATGCGACAATTGGAAACTTTGAAATTCACACAGACCAAGATGCGGATGCGGTTAATTTTGCAAAGCGCGTGACTCTGGACTATGTGAAAGAACGGTATGAGGGAAATACGATTATCAGTGGTCCGCCAGGAGTTGGTAAGAGCCATCTGGCCGTCGGGATAGCTAAAACCTTAAACGAGAGTTTCCAGAAGTTTCAGCTAAAACGCTCGGTCGTGTATATGCCAACGATTGAATTATTCTCACGAATGAAGGATGCCTTTAGGTATAAGGATTCTAAGTGGGAAGAGAGACAGACAATCCAATTCCTGCAGAAAGTCGATTTTCTAATACTGGACGATATTGGCAAAGAGTCAAGCGTGGGTGATGATATAAAACAAGGCAATAGCTGGGTGCAGAAAGTCCTGTATCAAATACTTGAAAATAGGACAAATACAATTATCACAACTAATTACGGCGGCGCTCACTTGAAGAAACTCTATGAGAAAAGCCTAGTTGACAGAATAACGAAAGGAAACATGAAAACTAATGCCTTTAAGTTTAGTGACGACACAAAATCAAGGCGCTCCTCGTCAGCAAGTGACTACTGAGGAACGCAAGCAGACCATCGCACAGTTTGAAAGCCAATTTTACGGGTTGTCAACCCCACTTAAAGAACGGTTGCTGATTACAAGCGACTACCAGTTTACAAGAAAGATGCATGAACTACGAACCTTTGCCAGAAACGGCGGAATTTATACGAGTTAGGATAGCATATGGAGAGATACAAAATTCCTAAAATTGAAATACCTTTTGAAGAATTCACAGAACACACAAATAGCTTTTTTCAATATCCAAGGCATGAATATCATTTTGCTAACGGATATGGCGCTAGTGTAATTCACAATAAGTATTCTTACGGGCTTGAATTAGCAGTTGTCAAATATAACAAGGAATCGGGTTTGTGGGATTTAGATTACGATTCAGGAATAACCGATGACGTGATTGGTTACATCAATGGCAAAGAGGAATTGGAAGAAATTCTTATTAGAATTTCAAATTTATAAACATAAAAGCACCTGACGGCAATCAGGCGCTAATCAAAATATTCTATGAGAGGATTATACCATGAATGACTTAATGAATCAATTATTAGACCAGTTTGAAGCTGGATTGATGGACAGAACACTTAAGGTCATGACGATTGTGACCGACGAAACAAGGCGCTTTCCTATGGAGCTGAATAAGTCTCAATGCTCAGAAATGCTTCTGGGTACGAGGGATACAGGTACATTCGATTCGCGTTTTAACTGTCACAAGGATTTTCCGCGAATCGAAGGAAGACGCGAGAAATATCCACGGGATGCAGTTATTGAGTGGTATCACAGGAATTGGCAAAAAACAGCTATTTAGAAACCGCTTGGGTTGCTAGCGAAATAAAAAAGCTACCGACAAGACTGTCGGCAGCAAACCAAAATATTTACTTAATTATAACAAAAAGGAGTGATTAAATGCAAAATCGCGAACAAATACGTCTAATCTTGGATTGGGAGCGCGACAATTGGCGACTTGGCAATGTCTATAAGAACAGGTTGGCTAAAAAGCCTATCGAAGTCGTCAAAAGTGAGTTGGAAAACCTTAGAAAGTCAGCAAAGGATGTGTCCTTTGAAGTTGTGCCGAAAGGCGGGAAGCTGATCGGTGGCGACAAGATTGTGACGTTCAAAGGAGGGAGTAAATGAGTCTGAAAGACCTTAAAAGACTAGTGCTTTTACAAGCAATCGTAATCGTACTATTGGTCATCGCTGGTGTGCAGACGATCGACAAGCAGAACCAGCAAATCCGTGAGCTGCAGGAACAGATAGCGGACAATCGCGACAGTATCCGGGTACAGGCTGACACGAATCAGCGTCAAGACATCATGATTAACAAGTTTAATCAAATGTATTATGAGTACCAGCACTATAAAGCAACAGGTGATTTAAATTTTCCGGGAGGTTAGAAAATGGGTGAAGTTTTAGGAGCGGTTTGTTTTGTTTCTAGCTTGCTACTGAGTGTTTTATGGGCAAGTTACATCGACTTGAAAGAAAAGCGTATAGAAGCTGAGAAACAAGCTGAAATAGACTTGTACGCTAGATATGTCCTTTGGGCTCAAAATGAATACATGATTGAGCAAAACCAAAGAATGGCTGAAGTTCGTAAGCACGATAATCAGTCGTTCACAGTGAAGGGGTTGGGATGATGACCATACTAGAACTTGAAATCGCTCTGCTCTATCATGTGTCAGTCAATGAGCGTAATCGGCTGAGGTGGTACAAAGAGCATGATGCCGTGAAATTTGTTAAAGAGCTGAAAAGGCTCTGGGAGAAGTACGAGGAGATAGTGAATGTTTAACTATGACAAGATAGACACGCTGCAGCCGCCGATTGAAAAACCGGAACGCCCTGATCCTGACAATTGGATCTGGAACGGCAGCAGCTGGGTTTATGTAGGGGATGATGTATGATCGAGGAATTACAAGCAGAAATCGCCAAATGGCGCAGAGCTTACGCTCATTTAGGCGAGGAGTTCGGCCAGATTATCAATGAACAGCAGGACACCATCGTTGCGCTGCGACGTGAAAATAAGCGCCTGAAGCGCGAAAATTGGAACTTTAAGAAAACGAAAGGTAGGAGAAAATGACAAACGAACTAACACACAAACAATTTTTTAATTCACCAGCAGTGAAGCAAAAATTTTCAAAAGTTGTGAACGGAAACGGCCAGCAGTTCGTCGCTAGCTTGCTGAGCGTGGTGACAAATAACAATTTGCTGGCAAAAGCGACGAATGAAAGCATCATGACAGCAGCGATGAAAGCGGCAGTCCTTAACTTGCCAATCGAGCCAAGTCTTGGCTACGCGTACATCGTGCCTTACAAAAATCAGGCGCAGTTCCAGATTGGGTATAAGGGTTTAATTCAACTTGCACAACGAAGTGGACAAGTAACTCGCTTAAATGCTGGCGAGGTCTATGAAAGCCAGTATAAAGGTTTTAACCCTCTGACCGAAGATCTCGAAGTGGACATGACCGCTATCCCAAAAGAAAAAGAAAAAGTCGTTGGGTATTTTGCATTCATGCGATTGGCCAACGGTTTTGAAAAAACAGTATTTTGGACCAAAGAACGGGTTCAAGCTCACGGGAAGAAGTACAGTCAATCATTCTCTAGCAAGTACAGCCCATGGCAGTCTGACTTTGATGCAATGGCCAGAAAAACAGTGTTAAAACACATGCTTTCAACTTATGCTCCACTTTCTACTGAATTGCAAGAAGCTATTGTGACAGATAACGAAGACTCGAAGCTAAGCGAAGCCAAAGAAACAAAGGACATCACACCTCAAGAACCAGAAAATCTTTCTGATTTGCTAGGGGCCCCGGAAGAAGTGAAGGAAACTAAAGATGTCACACCTCTCAAAGACGATGCCCAAGATCCAACCACTGACAAAGTTCCGGATTTTGTTGATCCAGAAACTGGAGAAATCAAAGCGAGCGAAGGAAATTTATTTGATAATTTAGAAGACCTCGCATAACGCCCCTGAAAGACGCTCTACGCCATTTCGTAATTACGGCATAGATTTTATCGAGTTAATCTATAAAATGGCGTAGAGGTGAAATTAGAGGTATTAGAATTGATTTTGGAAAGGATAGATAGATGGAACTTGCGGAATTAACCGAGGAAAATTATTACGAAGACAAAACTTGGCTATCAAACTCTCGCATGAAGCAGTATTTAACTTGTGAAGCCAGAGCGTTAGCGATAGATAAAGGTCGCTGGGAGGATAAACGAGACAAAAAACCTCTGATTTTCGGGAATTATGTGCACAGTCGCTTTGAAAGCCTCGAAGCACATGAAAAATTCAAAGAGGAAAACAAGTCAGCGTTATTTTCTAGCAGAAAGCCTTATGGCCTGCTAAAAGACTTTGAATTAGCAGAAGAAGTTATCAACGCTTTGGATAGTGATGAAGGCTTTAAACGGCTTTATGACGGATTTTCTGACGACGACGTGCGAAAGGAAATGATTGTGACTGGTTTTGTCGAAGGCGTGCCAGTAAAAGGCAAAGTTGATAGCATCAATCTTAGCCGCGACTACTTTGTGGATCTGAAAACAATGAAATCCATCTATGCTGAAGAATGGAATCCAGAGCTGAAAATGCGAGTGCCAGCTGCAGTAAATAATATCCTTAATTTTGGCTATCACGGACAGCTAGCATTGTATCGCGAGCTTTTAAAGCAAATGACAGGAAAAGACTTTAGGCCTCTGATTGTCGCAGTTAGCAAAGAAGCAGTTCCTGACAAAGAAATTTTGAAAATCGATGAAGAATGGCTTGAAGAAGGACTTGCTAGCATTAAAGAGAATATCGTGCATGTTTGGCAAGTTATCCAAGGTCAGATCAAACCTCGAGGATGCGGTCGTTGCGACTATTGCAGAAGCTTGAAAAAATTAGATGCAGTGGTAAGTCTGAATGACTTGATCGGAGGAACCTAATGATCTATCTCTACGAAAACCATCTCGGCGGCTGGTACACGCTAGATCGCTATGAAGAGCCAGATTACTGCCAGACGTGCAGAAGCTTTGATGAGTATATCGGGACGTTTCAAAGCATGGAAGATGTCGCGCTGAAGCTGCTGAAAGAAGATGCTTCAGACGAAGAAATCCAGCGAGTGACTGGATTGAAAGTAATTGTTAAATTTGAAAAAGTGAGGAAAGAATGAAAATTTATATTGAACAAAATGACACAAAATTGAGCTTCGAGCGAGCGCAGGAACTTGATTATCAAACGTTATTCAAAGCCTATCAGATGGTCACAGGGTCTGACGAAATTCTTGAGGATTTAAGTCAGAAAGAGCCTGAGAATTCAGGGACCGTTTTAAAAATTGATGCTGAGAAGTTAGCTGAAATTGATCCTGTCAATATCAAAGCAGCAACGGACAAGTTATCTGCAAAATTTAGCGGAAGTACAGCGGTTTCGCAGAAACCAAGCGAGAAGGTAGATGTTGATTTGCAATGCCCGTTTTGCGGATGCGCGAAGCGGTGGAAAGTCCCATCTTACTTTACATTCATGAATTGCCCTGACTGCCAAGGCTCAATTTTCTTGTCTTGGGCGACAGGGGTTAAAGGGGAATTGGATGAAAATGGATTTTATTTCAGAGCAGACAGCCCAATGAAATTTAAAGAGCAGACAGATGAATTTGAAGATATGTTTGCTGTTGAAGAATCAAAATAACCAAAAACCAACGTGCCGTGAACCACGATAAAAGCGAACTAGAAAACGTCAGTAAAGGTCATGTGACCTTGGACGAGCGACTGCCCGTATTTAGCCAAACTCACACAAAGGCAGTCGCGTTTTTTTGAAAAAGGAGCAACAAATGCAAAGAACAGCGGTAATTAACACGCCTTTTACAATCGTAATAAGCAAAACAGAACAGAACATTGAAATTGTTGGGAGCTTGTTGTGGAGTCCATATGCAGCCAGTGAATTTGCCAAAGATGCCAAAGAAATTCAGGCCCTATTTAAATTTATTGAAGAAAACAAAAAGAGTCTATTTGAAGAATTGGGATTTCACGGAGTCTTGCTATGAAGCTTGTCCTGAACATCGAACCGAAGCCACAATCACGCCCAAGATTTGCTAGACGTGGCAACTTTACCACAACTTACGAAGACAAAGGGATGAAAGCCTGGAGAAACCAGTGTAGGTTACTCATTGCTAACCTCTACATGGGTCAGCCTATTCTTGAGGGAGCTCTGAGGGCAAAGGTGAGATTTTATATTAAGCCCCCTCAGTACATCTCCAAGGTTAAAAAGAACCAGCAAGCGCTCCTAGATGAGGTCATCCCTGTAGGCAAAAAGCCTGATGTGGATAACTACGAAAAGGCACTTTATGACAGCATGTCAGGGCTAGTCTTTCAAGATGACGGACAGATAGCTTTGCATGATGTCGGTAAATTCTACAGCCTCAACCCAAGAATTGAGGTGGAGATGGAGGTCATGGAATGTACGAATTGAGAGACAAGTTAGTTATTGCGGCTCTAGTTATGTTTGTCTTTGTCACTGGTGTTATATTTGGCAACGTGGTACCGCTAAACCCGCCGCCCAAGAAACAACCTATCATTATCCACAAAGCGGATAATGCTGGCGCCGAAATGCACGGCAGGATCACGGACAAGGAAATCATAGAGGGGCGATACACGGTCACAGCAGGGGCTTACGGCAAGTTTCTTGTGACCGAGGAACAGTACGAGGCTTTGGCTGTAGGAGATGAAATCCCTGATTATTTGAGAGGAGGCGGAAACTGATGCTAAAAATAAGAGTATTTGTGAAAGAGCTGTCTAAGATGTTTTGGCCTGAAGATATTGTCTATATAGACTACAGAGATAAGACCGTAACAGTTAGAGGCTGTCAGCGTTTGGATTGTGACACATGCTTTGATGATTATTCTTGGGAACAATGCGAAATCATGCGTTTTACAGATATTTTGGATAATTCAGAGTCAAGAAAAGAAATCTTTGAGGGCGACATTGTGAAAACCACTAGATTTTTTGGAAGAGCTGACGAAGTGGGTGGTTTTTATGAGTATGACAAGGAAATAATAGGGGTTGTTAAGCAACTTGAAGGAGCTTGGGTAATTGATACAGGCAGTGAAGCAGTAAATTTATGGACTGAAATTGAAGAAAATGAAGTTATAGGTAATGTTTACGAGCAACCTGAGTATTTGAGAGGAACAGGAAGATGAATAAGCAGGAATTGATTAAGAAAATCGAAGAACGAAAAACAATAATTGGAAATTTTCAGGGGTATGCGGTTTGGTGGGAAGATATCAAAACAATCTTTGAAGAACTAGACGAACTATCTTCCGGGCATGCTGAAGAAGCGCCTCGTTATGTCAAGAACATACTAGCTCGCTTGCGAGAATTGCCAGCGCATGATAGAGAAGTCTGGTTGAAAGCCATCATGAGCGAATTTGAGCAGGATTTCAGCCATGCAAAATGGCGCGAGGGATATGAACAAGGCAAGTTTGAGGGTATGATTGAACGTGAGAAAGTCAAAATCCCGCAGTTTGTGGCTGATTGGATTGAGGTTTGTAAAGAAAATTTGGCGATAGGGTTATATACTGCTATGAATCCAGATTTTATGAAACAGTGGAATAAAAGTGATGAACTTATTTGCTGGATTAAAAAGACAAGTAACCAAGAAACATTCGCTCGAGCGTGGCTGGACGGCTATGAGGTTGAGCGAGAGAAACAATATAAGGTTGTAATGCTTAATATTTCTTCAACTGGAGGCGTTTTGACTCGTATCAAACATAACGATAGTTGGATTTGGATTGATACGCTTGGAACCATTGTCGAAGGTCGAACTCACACCCGCAAAGAACTAGAAGAAGCAGGATTCAGCTGGGTATTTGATTGCCCGGGGGTTGAGATTGAGGAGGTGGAAGAATGATTCCAAAATTTAGAGCGTGGGATACCACGAATAAAGAGATGTTTAAAGATACTTTCGCAATAACAGAAAGCGGACAGGTTGTAGTAGTTGACCAATCCTCTGTCTTTGTTAGTCCAGATTATGTTTTCGTTGACAATCTAGTCATCATGCAGTCAACAGGACTGAAGGATAAGAACGGTAAGGAAATCTTTGAGGGGGATGTAGTCAAAATGGCTAAGGATGTCTATTCTGAACCGACTTATTATGAAGTTGTAAGGCATCGAGGTGGAGCGTATATTCTTGAATCCAAACAACACGGATTTAAATTGTGGCTACGACATACTGATTGCGAGGCCGTGGACAACATCTACGAAAATCCAGAACTTTTGGAGGAGGAAGAATGAAACCTAAAAAATATCCATATTCAGGAAGACAAAGACTTGTCAGGAAAGAAATGCCAAGAATTATCGTGCTGAGTTATGTAGCTTTCGATAGTGGATTGGTTGACCGCATTGACACAATGGTTCAAACTGGAATAAGTGAAACTCTAATTACTTTCAAAATCCCTAGGTTCTTCTCATACGAAGAAAAACAAATCAGAGTGCCGTTACCGCTAATTGAAGTTGTAAAAATCCTTAATCAGTACTAAAAAAAGCCAAGACATCTCTGCCTCAGCTAAAACAACAATAAGATTATTATATCATAAAAAGGAGACAGAGAGTGAGCAAGGCTAAAGAGCTTTTAAACGAATTGCAAAATCTTGATATGGATATTCAGAGCAGGATTGATGAAATCAACGAGCTTGAGGCAGGCTTGCTCTCAAGTCCCAAGTGGTCAGATGTAAAAGTCCAAGGCGGCCAGACGAGAAAAGTTGATGATGTGTATGCTCAACTTATCACGATGAAAGAGGCAATTGAGCAGGATACTAAAGAAGTTATCAACAGAAAACTTGAGCTTGGCCGACTTATCAATCAGCTAAAAAATCCGAAACATAGAACGGTGCTGAGAATGACTTACATCAACAAGGGTACAGCTGACAGCGTTTGTTATGATTTGAAGATGAGCCGTACAACCTATTACAGGTTGAAAAATGAGGCTGTCTTAGCTTTGGAGGAAGTCATCTAACCTCATAGGGAACGTATGGGACTTTTTGGAACAGCACGGTTCTTAAAATCTGCTAGAATGGTAATATCGAGAATTGAAAAGAGAGGTCTCAGAATTGGTAGATGGTTACCTGTAATGTCAGGGGGCTGTAATGGCCTTGGAGGTTCGAGCCCTCCCCTCTCATTTTTCGGAAACATAAGGTTTGACTCCTCCATCTCGTTGAAAGTCCTAGGTCTGAGATGGTTTGGTCGCAGGTTCAAATCCTGCTGTTTCCATTTCACAGAATCAGCTGTGAAAAGCAAAGTCAAAGGACTATATAACCCGAAAGGCACATATCTTTATGATGTGTGTTTTTTGGTTTCGGAGGAAAAATTGAAAATCATTGACAAGCCTTTAAGTTGGTTAACTCCTTACAAGAACAATCCCAGAAACAATGAAAAAGCGGTAGAACCTGTTGCCAATTCAATCAGAGAATTCGGCTTCAAGGTTCCAATTATAGCAACCAAAGACGGAGAAATTATAAACGGGCATACAAGGCACAAGGCTGCAAAATTTCTAGGACTTGAAACAGTACCAGTCATTATTGCTGATGACCTTTCTGAAGAACAAATAAAAGCATTTAGGCTTGCTGATAACAAAGTAGGCGAAATCGCAGAATGGGATACTGAGCTGCTCTATGCGGAACTTGAAAGTGTAGAAGGCTTGGACATGACTATGTTTGGGTTTGAGGATATTGATTACTCTTTGGACGATTTTGAGGAGTCCGAGGATCCAGAAGAAGCCAGAGAATTTTCTCAAGAGGAAGAAACAGGCATTGAACGCGGAGATATCTTCCGTTTAGGGCGTCATCGTTTAATGTGTGGCGATAGTACATCGGTGGAGGACATGGCTAGGCTGATCGATGGAGAAACGATTGACTTATATGTGACTGACCCGCCATACAATGTAGCTTACCAGGGCGGAACCGATGAAGCCATGACAATCCTAAACGATAGCATGGATGATGTTAGTTTCAGGCAATTTTTAAGAGACGCATTCGCGGTCGCAAATAACCACCTAAAACCAGGCGGAGCATTTTATATTTGGCACGCAGATTCGGAAGGTTTAAATTTCAGAGCGGCAGTCAAAGAGACAGGTTGGCTACTGAAACAGTCCATTATCTGGGTCAAGAATGCTATTGTGTTAGGTCATCAAGACTATCAATGGAAACATGAACCCTGCCTATATGGCTGGAAAGATGGAGCGAGTCACTATTTTGTAGATAATCGCTCGCTAGCAACCGTTATCGAGGAAGATGAAGAAAATCTGAAAGATATGTCTAAGAGCGAGTTAATCTCTTATATCAAGACCATGCAAGACACAACTCCAACGACTATCTTTTACGAAGATAAACCAGTTAGAAATGACATCCACCCAACCATGAAACCTCTGAAGTTGATTGCTAGATGCGTTTTGAATTCTAGCAAGAAGGGCGACAGGGTCTTAGATAGTTTTAATGGTGGCGGCTCTACTCTCATGGTTTGCGAGAAGTCAGAACGTGTCTACTATGGTATGGAACTAGACCCACTCTACGTCGCACGAACAATCAGACGTTGGGAAGAAGAGACGGGGCTTACCGCCGAGAAAGTGAGTTGATTTTTTTTTAAAAGTAAGGAAGTGAGGCGATGGCTAATGAGCAAAATTTGATACCAGCTAACCAACGAAGCAAGAGCGAAGCTAGAAAAAATGGCTCAAAAGGCGGAGTCGCTTCAGGGATTGCTCGAAGAAAAAAAGCGAACTTGAAAAAGGCTTTTGAAACGATTCTACAAGCCGAGGTTGCAAGTCCAAACGTGAAGAAACAGCTTGAAGAGTTGGGGTTTGACTCAACTAACGAGATGGCTCTAGCTATGGTCATGATGCAAAAGGCTATGAAGGGCAATGTCCGAGCTTTTGAACAGATTAGTAAGTTGACAACGACAGATGTCAAAGACAGTCTTGACAAGAAAGAGCAGAAAGAACGTATCAAGACGTTGCAGCTTAAAAATAAGCGTGATGAAAAGATGCTTGATACAGATATTTCTAATAAACGAGTGATCGAAATTAAAGTAGGTGATTGGGATGCTGACGAAGACTAGACCTAAAATCAATATTGTCATTGACCGACCTAGCAGAGTCTTTAACAAGCATATCTACGACAAGCTCAATGACTACTCTACTTTTACTGAAGTTCACTATGGTGGAGCTTCAAGCGGAAAGAGCCACGGCGTTATCCAAAAGGTAGTCTTTAAAGCTTGTCAAGATTGGAAATATCCACGCAAGATCCTTTTTCTGCGGAAAGTCGGCTCAACAGTCTACGATTCAATCTTCGAGGATGTAAAACAGTGTTTGGATAATTGGCAGTTACTCGACAAATGCAAGGTTAATAATTCGGCTTATCGGATTGAGCTGCCTAACGGAGCACAGTTCATCTTCAAAGGGCTGGACAACCCAGAGAAAATCAAGTCAATCAAGGGTGTGTCTGACGTGGTTATGGAAGAAGCTTCTGAGTTCACGCTAGACGATTACACGCAGCTGACTTTGCGTCTTCGGGACAAAAAGCACAAGCAGAAGCAGATCTTCTTGATGTTTAATCCGGTTTCAAAAGTGAACTGGACCTACAACGCTTTTTTTGTTAAGAAACCCAAAAATACAGTCGTTTATCATACATCATACAAGGATAATCGTTTTTTAGACCAGGTCACGATTGAGAACATCGAGGAACTGGCCAACAGAAACGAAGCGTATTACAAGATTTACGCTCTGGGTGAGTTTGCGACTCTGGACAAGCTAGTCTTTCCAAAGTACGAAAAAAGGTTATTAAACAAAGACGAGCTGGCGCATCTGCCGGCTTATTTTGGTCTTGACTACGGCTTTATCAATGACCCGTCAGCTTTGATGCATATCAGGATTGATGATGCGAATAGGAAGCTGTATGTGGTCGAAGAGTTCGTTAGAAAAGGGTTAACGAATGACAAGATAGCAGAAAGCATCAAGGCACTAGGATATGCAAAAGAAGTCATTCGTGCGGATTCAGCAGAAAAGAAATCGAATCAGGAATTGCGAAACCTTGGAATCCCTCGGGTTATCGATGCGCAGAAAGGTCCCGGCTCTGTCATGCAAGGGATCCAGTATCTCTTACAGTACGACTGGGTAGTTGATGAGCGATGCGTGAAGCTAATTGAAGAACTCGAAAACTACACTTGGAAAAAGGACAAGAAGACAAATGAGTACATCAATGAGCCAGTTGATAGCTACAATCACTGCATTGATGCGATTAGATATGCTTTGCAAGATAGGATTTTCCAAGCGAAGAAAGACTTGGATGTCAACAAGACAATCAGCAACATCAATAAGATGTTTAGGAGGTAAACGTGGATAAAGTAAATGAATTTGAACATGGGATAGATACCGATACTAAAGCAAGATCGGACAGCTTGCGTTTTGGTAGCTTGTCAAACGAGCAGTTTAGGCATGGCTCAAGCGACGAGCTCTTGAATACAGAAGATGGCAAAAAGGCGTTTCGGGATATGGTCGAAACGTTTTTTAATCTTCAAAGAAAAAGGTTGCGAGTGCTGGCTTCGTATGCGCAGGGTGACAATTATAGTATCTTAGCCGGTAGCAGACGGTTAGACAAAGAAAAAGCGGACTACCGAGTCAGGCATAAATGGGGTGGCTATATCTCGAGCTTTGCAACAAGCTACGTCATCGGAAATCCTGTTACGATAGGCATCTTAGAAGGCGCAGAAGAAGAGCAGTTGAAGGTCATAGAAGAAATTGAGTGGCAAAACGACATCAATTCTCTGAATAGCGACCTTGCTTTTGATGCATCAGTTTATGGTCGGGCGTTTGAGTATCATTTCAGGGATAAAGATAATGTGGACAGAGTTGTTTTGATCAGCCCGCTTGAAATGTTTGTTATTCGTGATCTGACAGTCGAGCAGAGCATTATCGCAGCGGTGCATCTGCCTATTTTCGCAGAAAAGGTCTCTGCTACCGTCTACACAAAAGACCGAATCATCTCTTATAAGCCGTTTTCGGTCAATTTGATCAATTTGATTGTCGAATCCGAGAAGAAGCATGAATACAAGGATGTGCCGGTCGTCGAATGGTGGAACAACCGCTTTAGAATGGGTGACTATGAGAGTGAAATCTCTTTAATTGATGCATACGACGCAGGTCAATCTGATACTGCGAATTATATGAGCGACCTGAATGATGCTTTGCTGTTGATTAAAGGCGACTTAGAAGCCATTGGAATGAGTGCCGAGAATGCAGCGAAGATGAAAGAAGCTAACACGCTGCTTCTTCAGACAGGAGTAAGCACAAACGGACAGCAAACAAGCGCAGATGCTGGATATATCTATAAGCAGTATGATGTCCAAGGCACAGAAGCCTATAAGAACCGTTTAGCAAACGATATCCACAGGTTTAGTCGTATTCCAAATCTTGAGGATGATCGTTTTAATTCAACTCAGTCAGGAATTGCTCTGCTTTACAAGATGATCGGTCTTGAGCAGGTCCGAAAAGACAAAGAAGCTTATTTTACAAAGGCTTTGCGACGCAGATACGAGCTTATTAGTAACATCCACAAGGCAATCAACAAGCCTGCTATTGAGGCTAACAAGCTGACTTTCACATTTCACCCTAACATCCCACAGGATGTTTGGACGGAAATCAAGGCATATATTGAAGCGGGCGGCAATCTATCTCAAGAGACCTTGATGAACAGCGCTAGCTTTACTGATTACAAGACTGAGCAAGCACGCATTTTGAAAGAAAATGGAGCAAGCGACAGTGAAATTGACCAGATTGTAGGTGAGTCAGATGGTAAGCAAGCGGACAACTAGTAACCAACGCTACAACGCCGAGCGTCAGGCACAGGCTGAGTTGATAAAGCGGGATATAGATAGAGACAAGATACTTGCTCAACTTTATCAAGAGTCTTTTGACCGTATGCAATCAGAAATAGACAGATTTTATCTAGCTTATGCTAAAAAAGAGGGTCTAACCAAGCAAGAAGCTATGAAAAAAGCTTCTGAATTTGACGTTACGAAGTTTTCCAAGAAGGCTGAAAAAGCGGTAAAAGAGAAAGACTTCAGCCCTAAGACGAATTCGTGGCTCAGGACATACAATCTAAAAATGAAGGTCAGCAGATTGGAGCTTTTAAAGTCTGAATTAGCTCTTGAGATCCATAATTTGACATCAGATGTAAACGAAGTCTTCGAAAAGGCTCGCAAAGACGAATATCTGGCTGAATACAAGCGCCAAGCAGGGATTTTGGGGATTTCGTCCAGCGGAGCAAAGAAACGAATGCAGAGCGTTTTAGACGCTGATTTTTACGGGCAGAAGTTTTCGAGTCGTATTTGGGGTTCTAAAGGTCTGCAAGCGAACTTGCAAGGCGAGGTTTCAAGCTCTCTTAGTCGAATCTATACAGATATGATGGGTTACAAGCAGGAAATGGGCCGTCTGGCTAAGAAGTACGATACAAGCAAAGCGAATGCCCAGCGCTTGCTAAAAACTGAAATTGCTCGGATAAATGCTGACACACAGCTTGCTATGCTAAAGGATAATGGCTTTACTCACATGATCTATGTGGCCGAACCGGGTGCTTGTGATATTTGTGGGCCTCTTGATAAGAAGGCAATTCCGATCGACAAAGTAGAAAAAGGCGTGAATATGTTTCCGATGCATCCCAATTGTCGCTGTTCTGCCTATGGTCATATCAAAATGGAGTACAAAGGTGGTGGTAGTACACTTGATGATTACGAGGCTTGGGAAGATAAAGGTACAAAATCCGTCCCTGAGAAAACAGATGTTTTCACTCTTTCAAAAGATATGCAAAAAACTTTGTATGATTATACAAACGGTGAGTTTCAAGAGATTTGTGACTATTCGCAATACATTACAGATGAGAAACAGTTCAAATCAACTTATTTGTGGCACGGTGAAAATGGGCAACTTCGAAAAATCACAGACAATACAAAAGCAGACGTTAAAGCAATCCACGAATTAATCAATAAACAACCTCTTGAAAAAGATAAGTTGATTCGATTTGAAAAATTGCGTTCCGGCGATTACTCAGATTATCTTGTCGGAGATACACTTAATTTCGGTATTCGGTCTGCTACTCGCGATAAGGAATTCATCGAAAAGCTAGAACAAGACAGAGTTGTTGGTTTTGAGACGAAGAAGAGAGGTTTGAACTCAAGAAAGAATGTTAAATTCATTTTTAATTCAAGTAAGTCTTTGGATGTTTCGAATATATCAGAGTATCCCGATCAATTAGAGGAATTGATTCAAGGTTCTTACAAGATTGTTGATACCAAATTTGTAAAAGGCAAAAACGAAGGATGGGAATACATTGATATGCCTATGACTCAGTACGTTGAAGAGAACAATCTCAAAACGGAAATCCGAACCAGCAAAAAAGGCAATAAAAACATTGTCATCCATATGCCAACAGGAAAAGAACGACTGTATCCTCTTGAAAAATGGGAATCAGGAACGGTTCGATACACAGAGGAATTTTATAATCGCGAGGAAAAGATGGAGCGTTTGGAGGTGTATTTAGAGTATGTCAATGACAAAAAATGAAGCTGAAAACCTGTTTGAAAGAATGACAGGACAAGCTAACAACAAGCCAAAACAAAAGAAACAACGAGGTAAATCATGAACAAACGAGTTAAGAAAAAGCGTCTAAAAGACGCGCAATCGAAAGACAAAACGCTGCATTGGCTGTTGAAGTATCTGCGCTAAAAGCTACAGTCAACATGCAAGGCAAGATGATTGAAGAGGTGCAGAACCTAAATTCTCGCAATGTCCAAGCAACAAATGAGCGCTTTGACAAGCTGGAAGCTGCCAACGAGAAAATGAAGCTAGATTTGGACAATGCTGTCGTTTCGTTTAGCGAATCGAAGAAATCAAGTTGGTTTGGTAGAAAGTAGGTATAAACTGCTATAAATCACTATAAACCGTATGGAATCCCGTACGGTTTTTTGCTTGTCCAAACCGTGCTTAGGACAATAAAAGATGCATGAGCTCGGGGAGGTTGCCCGTAAAAGCGTAAAGAAAGGAGCCAAAAATGGCAGAATACAAATCTATGTTGCGCATGAACTTGCGCAATCTTCAATTTTTTGCTGAAGGCGGAGAGCCTCAAGGAGATCCTGAAGCTTCAGGCAACGGAGAAGGCGCTGCAGAGCCTAAGCCAGAAGCCGAAAAGATGGTATCTGTTGCTGAAATGCAACGTCGCTTGAAGCAAGCAGAGGAAAAGCATGAACAAGCAACGCAAGACGCGATTGCGAAAGCTTTGGAGAAATATAAAGCGGAATCCGAACTCACTGGAAAAGAGCTGGAAGAGTACCGCAAAAAAGAGGCCGAAGCTGAAAAACAGGCTTTGCTAGATAAAATTGCTGGTTTGGAGAAAGAACAAACCAAGCGAGAATTGACGGACGAAGCCATCAAGACGCTTTCCAGTCGAAAATTGCCAGTAAATGAAAAGGTGCTCTCTTTTGTGGTTAAAGATACCGCAGACGGCACTCTGCAGGCTATTTCTGACTTTGAAAGTATCATCAGCGAAATTAAAGCTGAATACACTCAATCCGAACCGCCGGGCGTTTCATCGTCGTTTGGTAGTTCGGACTCAAAAAGTCCCGGAGAAATCTTCCGCGACTCACGCATTATCTAAAAAAGGAGAAATAAATGACAGTACAAACTTTTAACCCTGAGAAAGTTCTGGTTTCTGAGAAAAAAGACGGAACTTTTCACAAGAAATTCACAGACATCATCATGAAAGAGGTCTCTAAGAACTCGCTCGTGATGCAGCTTGGGAAATACCATGAAATGGACGGAGAGCAAGAGAAGACAGTCTACGTTCAAACGGATGGGGTGTCTGCTTACTGGGTGAATGAAACTGAAAAAATCAAGACAGATAAGCCAGAAGTGATTCCTGTTAAGCTGAAAGCCCACAAGCTCGGTATCATCCTTCTTGCTTCTCGTGAAGCATTGAATTATACCTGGGAAAAATTCTTTAACGACATGAAACCTCAGATCGTTGAAGCATTCTACACCAAAATTGACGAAGCTGGTCTTCTCGGCCATGAAACACCGTTTGCTAATTCAGTGGCCAAAGCTGCCAAGGATGCAAGCAAGGTTATTGGTGGCCCGATCAACTTTGAAAACATCCTGAAACTTGAAGACAAGTTGCTAGACAGCGACGTTGAAATCAATGCGTTTGTATCTCGCGTATCAAACCGTTCTGCCCTTCGCGAAGCTCGTGACGGTGACAAGAAGACGATTTACGACAAAGAAAACAACAAGCTTGACGGAATCGTGACCGTGGACATGAAGTCTAAGAATTTCAAAAAAGGCGACTTGCTCGCTGGCAACTTTGACAATCTTATCTACGGTGTACCTTACAACATCAATTATAAGATTTCGGAAGAAGGCCAAATCTCAACAATCCAGAATGCAGATGGAACCCCTGTTAACTTGTTTGAGCAAGAAATGATTGCCATTCGTGCAACAATGGACATCGCAGTCATGATCACGAAAACAGATGCATTTGCTAAGTTGACAGACGCTGCAAACGTTTAGAAAGGAGTTTGTAAATGACTTACATTGTAACTACAAACATTATCGATACAAAGGATAATGACCGCTTGTACGAAACGGGCGAAGTTTATCCGCGCGCAGATTTGACGGTCTCTGACAATCGAATCAAGGAACTGCTTGAAAAAGGGGTTATCGCCCTCGAAGGCGCTGAGCGAGAAACAACCCCTGCAGAAGAAGCAGCTCCTGAAGCTGAACCTGATCCAAGCGTGAAAGAACTCAAGGCTAAACTTGATGAGCTGGGAATCAAGTATGGTTCTCGCGCTACCAAGGATGAATTGAAGGCCCTGCTCGAAGGCGCTGAGGGAGAATAACCATGGAAAATACTCAGCTAGCCAAAATTAAGCGTCGGCTGGGTATTGCTCCCGACGACACAAAAGAAAATGACTTGTTGCAAGACTTAGTTGAAGATGCCGAAAGCTATTTTAAAAGCTTGACAGGAACAACAGAGATTGATCAGAAGTACAATTTCATGATTGAAAATGTTGTTTATAAGCTTTATGGACGTAAAGGGTCCGAGGGTGTAGCTTCTGAGACCGTGGACGGCTATTCTGTGACTTATCAAGATTGGGATAACCTGTTTAAGCCTTATATGGCTATTTTAAACAAAGATTTTGGCCTAGATGGCTCTCTGAGAGAGAAAGGAAAGGTGGTCTTTTTATGAAAACGCCGCACCGAATCACCCTTATTAGAGGAGCTGGAGCGCCAAAATACAATCCAGAAACGGATAGCTACGAGGCTGCTGAAGGTCAAGAAGAAGTCGTGCCCTGCTTGGTTAATTTCATTCGTCAAGCAAGAGTCTTTAAAGACTACGGAAATCAGACTGATACAGTCATGATTTGTCGCTTTCAGCAGGCACAGAAGCCTTTTGCTACCGCTATTTATGACGGCAGCAAATATGCCCCTATGGATCAGATAGATGCCCCGATTAAAGGGGCTATCAGACTCAAAAAGGTAGGCGGCTCAGATGGGAATTAAATGGCAAGGCATAGAGAAATTGACTGCAACCATTAGTAATGCCCATCCGAAAGCAGTCGAGCAGTCTTTGCAGGTTTTGAAAAACAATGGTGAAAAAGGGAAGAGAATCGCTAGAGACCTAGCGCCCAAGGATACTGGATTTTTGAAAGACCATATCACCACCTCCTATCCAGGAATGGAAGCTCATATCCACGGCGAAGCTGGATATGATGGTTATCAGGAATACGGTACCCGATTTCAGCCCGGTAAGCCCCATTTTCGTCCTATGTTGGAGCAAATTCAGCCTGAATTTCAAAAGGACATGACAAAAGTGATGAAAGGAGCTTTTAGGTGACCCCGAATCATGATTTATTCAGAAGTTTATTCTCACTCTGCAACGCAAGGGTCGATACATACGACCATTTACCAGATGCTGAGACTAAATATCCCTTTGTTTATTTGGGAGAGAGCAACGGCTCTGACATCCCTAATAACGACGTTTTAGGGACGGTAAGGCAGACAATCCATCTCTACGGTTTAAGAGAACACAGAGCTCATTTAGATAAGATTTCAGCTTATCTAGAAGGAGCGGTGAAGCTGCTAAAAGATGGTTACGAGCATAAACTAGCTCACCTTTCGACCGAAAAACAAGTCATACCAGATAACACAGACGTCCAGCCTTTGCTTCATATTGTGCTGGACGTTACTTTTAATTACACAAAGAAGGAGACATAAATGGCAGAATTAGTGCTAGGAAAAGACTATGTAGTGTTTTTCCGACGATTAAAAGACCAAACGAAGCAGGACGCTGGAAAGGTCCGCTTTCAGGTCGAATTGACAATCAATCCAGAAAAAGAGATCGAAAGCACCAAGACCAAGGACGGTGTCGTGAACTCTATCTCTGACGGCGAAACAAGCGGTGAGTTCAAATCACTTGCTTATCGTGAAGACGGCGATACGGTCAACATGTGGAAGGAAATGCGGAAATGGTTCGCAAACAATGAAAAAATTGAATGTTGGATCGTTGACCTTGGCAGCGTGCGCCAATCCGGAGGAAAAGAAATTTACGACGTGGAATACTACCAAGGCTACTTCAAGAGCTTTGAGCTTTCCGCTCCGGCTGACGACAAGATTGAATTATCTTATGAAATGGCTATCGATGGTAACGGCGTCATTCACACCGACTCGCTGACAGCCTCTCAAAAGAAAGCTGTCGAAACAGCGCAGTACGACTACCATACGCTTGCCAAAGAAACGGCTGCTGCAGGTCGTCCCGTTTAATAATTCTTAAAGGGGTTAAACGCCCCTTTTTTATTTTTTGAAAAGGAGAAAATATGATTTTACACATCGATGGACGTGACTATACTTTGCGATTTGGGCTTGGTTTTTTGCGCGAAATGAACCGACTTCATTCTGCGGAATTGGAAGGTATGAAGACCGGCTACGGAGCAATGACTCTCTTTAATGCCGGACAAGCACTTAACGATCCAATGGCTTTTGTGGACATTATCAAAGCTGGGACGGTTACAGAAGGCAAGAAGCCAAGCAATGAAGGCATTGAAGCGTTTCTGGAAGACTTGATCATCAATGATAAATACGACGAAACAATCAAAGCGATTGTTGCGGAGTTAAAAGCGTCACCCCTGCTCAAAAAAGCGATGAACCTAGCAGAGTAGAAGGGGCTTCAGGTTCAAATTTTGGATATGACGAGGCTATCGCTTTGCTGATTGCAAGGCACGGAATGAGCTTCTTAGAAGCGGCCAGAACAACGCTTGTCGAATTTGAAATTTACAATTTAGCTTATGCGATACAACAGGAAGATAAGCGATACAATGCAGCAATCCAAGCTTGGATGAACCAACGAGTTCAAGCTACGAAAGGTAGCGGCAAGAGCGTCAGATCTGCATTTAAAACCTTTGACGATTTTTACAATCGGAAAGAAGAATTTGAAAGAATTTTCCAGACCGAGGATAAAAAAGTCAATAAAGGTATTACGATGGCAGATCGTAATAGGAGACTCAATCATGATGGGAAAGGAGGTCTTTGATGGGAGCAACATTTGATGTCACTGCGATTTTAAAAGCGAATGTATCAGACTTCGCAAATGGTCTTAAAGAGGCTAAAATGTCTCTTCAAAGCCTCCAGAATCAGTCTGGCTCGAGTTTTGACAAGATCAGCGGTAGTTTGAGTGCTATCGGTGGTTCTATGATGAAGGTCGGTGCTGGGATGACTGCTGGTTTTACTGCTCCAGTCGTTGGAGCGGTTGGGGGTGTCGTAAAATCTTTTGCAGATCTTGAGCAAAGCTTGGGAGGTGTCCAAACGCTCTTTAAGCAAAACGGAACAAGCGTAAACAATCTTGCTAAAGAGTACGGAATTACCCGAGAGGAAGCCCGAAAATTGTATCAAACAATGGCAAATGACGGCACCAACGTTATTGAAAATGCCAATAAGGCTTTTAAAACAGCTGGAGTGTCCGCTAACTCTTACATGGAACAGGTCACCTCCTTCTCGGCAACCTTGCTACAAGGTCTAGGAGGAGATACTGCTAAAGCCGCACAATATGCAGACAAAGCCATCATACAGATGGCAGATAATGCGAATAAAATGGGTACCAGTATGACTGATATCCAAAACGCTTATCAAGGGTTTGCCAAAGACAATTACACGATGCTGGACAACCTTAAGCTAGGCTACGGGGGAACCGCTAGCGAAATGGCCCGTTTGGTCAACGAATCAGGTGTTTTGAACGGCGAATTCGAAGCAACGGCCGAAAATGTCAAAGACATTCCTTTCCACACCTTGATTGAGGCTATCGGAATTACACAGGATAGACTAGGAATCACAGGCACAACTGCTAAAGAAGCCAGCGAGACTGTGTCGGGCTCGTTTGCAGCCATGAAGGCGGCAGCTCAGAACCTTGTAGCTGGCCTCGGGAACAACGAAGCGGACATCAAAGCGCTGATGGAAAGTCTAAAAGAGACTGTTCTCACGTTTAAAGATAATGTGGTGCGGGTTCTTGGGACGATTTGGGATAATTTACCGCTAGCGCCTTGGCAAAAATGGCTTGGAGCCATCATAGTAGCAGCAGGACCTGTTTTGACAGTCTTAGGCGGTCTTGTTGCCGGTGTCGGGAAATTTATTTCGATCATCACAGCAATCGGAGGTGTGTTTGCTAAAGTAAGCAGCTGGTTTGCCTTGCTAAACAGCGGAGGAAGCTCTTTAAGCCTTGTTTTCGCTAAGTTAGTAGGAGTAGTGTCGACTTTGGGTGCGCCGTTTTTGGTTGTTATTGGCATTATAGCTGGTTTAATTGCAGTTCTAGTCGGCGTTTACAACACCAGTGAAGAGTTCCGAAACAAGGTAGATGCTGCTTGGCAGGCTATCAAAACAGCCATCAGTAGTGCTGTCCAAGCCATTCTGGATGTAGTTCAGACATTTGTCAGCATCTTGGTTGGTTTTTGGGAAGAAAACCAAGAGTTAATTTTATCAACAGCAAAAACAGTCTGGAATGCCATAAAAGAAGTGGTCGAAACAGTCACGAATGTCTTAGCTCCCATAATTGAAACGGCGTGGAATCTTATTGTGTCAATTGTGAAAACGGCGTGGGATCTGATTAAGGTGACTGTATTTACCGCTTTGCATGTTGTTTTACAAATTATCAAAGCAGTTATGCAGATGATCAATGGCGATTGGTCAGGAGCTTGGGAAACGCTCAAATATGCTTTAGAGCTTGCTTGGAATGGATTGAAAGCACTGGTCGCTCTTGGAATAAAGGGACTACAGAATATCTTGACAGCAGGCTTGGAACTCCTCAAATCCATTTGGGATACCATCTGGAGCACTATCATGGCAGTTGTTAACCCAATTTGGGAATGGATCAAAACAACCATCAGCAATGCTATCACAGCTGTCGGAGAGGTTATCCAAAACATCATGACCGCCATCCAGACCGCTTGGGATGCGGTGTGGAATGCGATTTCTGCGGTTATCACACCGATTTGGGAAGCTATTTCTACAACGATTGTTTCTGCTTTGACCACTATTTGGAACACCATCCAGACTATCCTAAACACGATTTCGACCATTTGGTCTGCCAGTTGGGAAATTATTAAAGCTGTCTTTGCAGCAATCCTTTTGACTATCGTTGGTTTGGTGACCGGGAATTTTGATCTCATCAAACAAGCTATTTCAAACGCTTGGGAGATTATCCAGACCAAAACAGGCGAAATCTGGAATGCTATTGTGGCCTTCTTGTCAGGAATTTGGGACGGAATTAAAACAGCAGCTAGCGCAGCTTGGGAGTTTATAAAAACCACTATTAGCACTGTGATGGACGCAATCAAGAGCGGCATCGAAACAGCTTGGAATGCTATCAAGGACTTCATTTCAAATGCCTTAAACAATATCAAGTCAGCAGCTGAAAATGCTTGGAACAATATCAAATCTGCTATTTCAAACGCGATTGAAAACATCAAATCCACTGTGACCAACGGCTGGAACAATCTAGTAAGCACAGTTACGAATGCTGGACCAAGGATTGTATCGGCTGTCAGAAACGGTTTTGACAATGCGGTAAACGCTGCAAGAAACTTTATCAGTAGCGCGATAAGTGTTGGTAGAGACCTCATTATGGGGTTTGTAAATGGGGTTAAAAACGCTGCAGGAGCGTTGATAGATGCAGTCGGCGGCGCAGTGAGAGGCGCTATAGATTGGGCGAAGGGCCTTTTAGGTATTCATTCGCCTTCCCGAGTGTTTAAGCAGTTTGGTATCTACACTGACGAAGGTTTTATCATCGGTGTCAATAGCAAAGCTGGCCAAGTTGCAAAAACAGTCGGAAACATGGCTCAAGGAGCTATTGACGCTTTCGCTGGCAAAGACATTGCTGGCAATTTACAGAGTGAGCTTGGCGCTGTCGACGGCGAATTAGGACGCTTGACAGCCTATGACCCATCTGTATCTTTTGACGGCGGTACACTAACCGTTGGACAACAAGCGGCAGAAATCGTGCTGAAAATGGGAAATACGGCCTATCGTACATTTACTGCAGATATCACGAATGCACAAGAAATGGAATTGATTTTGGACAGTTACTAGGAAGGAGAAAGCTATGTATGGTTATTCAAAGTTAGAAAAAAATAATAATATCACGGCTTTCGAGCCTAGTGACAATATGTCCATCAACGGAACACCTCTCAATCAATTGGTTGAGGGCTACACTCATTTGACAGTTACAGGTAGGGGATTGCTTGGCCAATCGGTCAAGTCAACCTCCGTCCCTGGTCGTCGCGGCGTTTGGGTAGAAAGTGTTTCAGACGACGAGCGGCAGCTTGAGATCAAGTACAAGCTCGAAGCTGATACCAGCTCCAAAATCCGTGATAAATTTGCGAAATTGAATAAGATCTTGCGAACTCACGCAAGTAGTGGCTTTCTCGAAATCACTTTTAAAGACGAACCCGAGTATGTCTATTACGGCTATTTCAGTGGAGCTGACGACATCGAAGAAAAAAGTTTGTCTATCATCAGCAAGTTTACTATCCTGGTGCCGGATGGCTATAAGAAAAAGCAGGCTCAGATTTCAACTGGGTCTGTTACTTTATCCGATGCCTTGGAAGTGCTGCCCGAATCCATCACAGTCACACCGACTGGGACAGTGAATCAAGTACAAATCATCAACGGAACGAAAGTATTATCTTTCTCTGGCTCTTATGTAGCAGGAAAGGACCTCGTCGTGACTTTTGGAGATGAGGAAGTGACTGCCATTTACAACGGCAGGAGCATCCTTAGCGAGCTTGAGCGGTTTAGTCCGCTAGAGCAATTTACTGTCAGAAATGGCGATACTATCACAGCTAAGAATGCCACAGTCAAAAAAGTAGTTTGGAGGGATGAGAGAGCATGATTTATTTGTTCGATAAAGACGAGAAGCTGATCAAAATCATCAGGAAACCAGCTATTAAAACTGCCCTCCAAAAATACTCTCTAACCAAAGAGCGATATGTATCTGATAGATTGACTGTTGAGATGAAAGCTCTGAACGATGATGAGTTGGAAAAGGTGGAATACATGGCCATTCAGACCATGGAAGATGCTCACACATTCCACTATTTTTATGTTGCTCAAAAATCATCAGAAAATTTAACAACGTTAATCGGCGTCCAGTCGGGAATTGAAGAGCTGAGAAAATCTCCGGTTTTTGACAAGCGCCCTCAAAACGCTTTTGCTAGAGAAGTCATCAACGATCTGCTATCTGGCACCAACTGGCAAGCTCGCTTTGTTGGAGAGACAACTCCGCACAGCACCAACTTTTATTACATTTCTGTCTTTGATGCGCTCAAGAAAGTGTGTGAAGTCTGGGACTTAGAGATGCAATTTTTCGTTGAGATGAACGGAAACCGTATAGGCGCTCGGTACATCGATTTCAAGCGAAAGATTGGTCAAGCGGTTGGTAAGCGTGTGGTTTATGGTCATAATGCCTTGCAAATTCTTCAAGAGGTTGAGCGAACCAATATTTTCACAGCTTTAATAGGTCGAGGCAAAGGTGAACAAGTCAGCTCTGCTGAAGAATCTGGAAAACAAGCGAACGGCTTCGGCCGAAAAATCACTTTTGAAGATGTAGTCTGGTCAACAGCGAGTGGAAAACCAGTCAACAAGCCGAAAGGTCAGAAGTACGTCGAACTGCCAGCCATGACCAAGCTTTACGGCATCAAGAACGCTGACGGTTCTATGCGTCCTAAAATTGGCTTTGTGGATTTTGCAGAGGAAGAAAATCCAGAAGCTTTGATTGAGCGAACTTACAAAGCTTTAGTAGATGCTGCTAGACCACAATTGACTCTAAAGACCTCAAGCGTTTATTTGAGAGGCGCAAAAGTCGGCGACACTATCCGAGTAGTCAGACATGACAAGAAGTTAGATTATGATACCCGTATCTTTGAAATCACTTTTAACCGTTTGAATGACCAGTCAAGTGACATCAAGCTGGGCGATCGAATAGGAGAGAGTAACGAAGCCAAGGCTCAGACGATTGCTGACAAGGCGATCGATGAGTTTGTAGCCAACGAATTTACAAACTTTGTTAAAAACCTACCTGATTATCTGCCGACTGCAGACGGATTTAATAATAACTGGTACGGGTCTGAAGATCCGACCGGCAAGCACCAGGGAAAAGTCCTAATCAATGATATTTGGTACAAACCAGACCCAGAGCACGAAGGTCACAAAATCATGCTGCGCTGGACGGGCGAGGTCTGGGAAGAAATCTTAAGGACTTTTAGTAGCGAGGCTTTAAGAGCGAAAATTGCAGATGAAATCGAGAAGCTAGACAAGGCTATGAAAGCTAGCGACCTAGTTTTGAAAGAGCAAACCGCCCAATCCCTCCGCACGGCTGGCGCTAACGCCTCAGCTATCGAGGCAGCCAAAGGTGCTATCACCAAGCTCAATCAGGACTTAGCTGGTGCTAAGCAGACTAATCAGGCCGCGATTGACCGGCTAAAATCTGACTTTGCTAGTGCGCAGAAGACGGTGAACGACCAAACAGCGCTTCTGAGAAGCGACTTGGGCAACATCCGCACCAAGCAGTCTCAAGCTGAGTCTGAGATAGCCAAGCAAGTGCAGGCGCTCAATGCAGCCAAAACCGAGCTTGCGGGCGTAAAATCTGCTCAAGCGACTTATGAGCAGAGCACACAACGCAGACTGGCAGAGCTGACGAATCTGGCAGATGGCAAAGCCAGCAAGTCAGAGTTGGTGCAGACTGCTGAGGAGCTGAAAAGTCGGATTGCGAGTGTGCAGGCCTCTGGTCGAAATCTCTTTTTAAACTCTCTTTTTAAGCAAGACATCAGGAAAACTGGTATTTGGACGACAAGCACCTACACAGCTACTATCGATACTGAAAATAAGTATCTTGGTCACAACGCATTGAAAATCGTTGGGGAAGACCCAATGGGGAGAGGTGATAACGTCCCTAAAATCACTTATCCGGCTACTGGCCAGTATGGCAAAGTAGTGCCTGGAAGTATGGCCAATCAGGATGTGACCATCAGCCTTTACGCTAAAGCTGAAAAAGCTGGGACAATTTTAAGGTCGAGGCTTGGGAATATCTGGTTTAAGGACGGCAACGTGGCCTTGACTGAAGAAGTTAAGCGTTATGTAGTTAAGCTGCCGAAAAATTGGACAGGCTCATTCCCAACAACGACTAATGAATGGATTTTTAACCTCAACAGAGCAGATACCGTCTGGATCTGGATGCCGAAATTTGAAGTAAGCGACACAGATACACCTTACTCAGAGGCTCCCGAAGACACCGAAGGACTTATCTCAGACGTCGAGTCCAGCTTTAAGCAACGAGCTGACTCACTTGAGGCTGGGGTGTCCAGCTTACGCGAGGGGCTCAATACAAAAGCAGACTCAAGCGCTCTAAACTTGCTCTCAGACAGCATCAAACAGTCGGTCAAGTCGCTCGAGACTGACACGCAGTCTAAGCTCAACCAAAAGCTCAGCGCAGCTGAGTTTGAGGTGCGAGCGTCTGGTATTAGACAAGAGATTGTCAACGCAACCAAGGACAAAGCCGATAAGGCTTTGGTAACAGCTGAGGCTGGAAGGTTGAGGGAGGAGCTGGCGAGTCTGTCAGTAGGTGGAAGGAATTTGCTGAAGGGGTCGAAAGGTCCGTTTAAGCCCAACAGAAACCCTGCGAACTTTGACAATAACACGCTATATTCGCAAGAAACATCAGTATATCTCGTCCAAAATGAAAAATACAGAATCTCTGCGAAATCTGACGGGAATTTTACATCTTGGCATAGCCCAAACAACGAAAATGACAACGTAGTTTTGTGGTTGATGGACAAAGCTGTAAGTAATTACCAAATCGTGTCAGACGCTAAAACTGCCACGACTGGTACAGAGTTTGTCTGGAATCGTCCGACGGGCACTTACCATCTGCAGGTCAATACCTATCGCAAAGACCCGGAAAAGCTGAAAAGTGTTTGGGAGGTTAAGGTAGAGCAAGGCTCATTTAAGACCGACTGGAGCCCAGCTCCAGAAGACACAGAAGGCCTCATCACTGAAGCCAAGGCGACCTTTGAGCGTACAGCTCAAGGCTTGCGGACAGATTTGTCGGCTGTGCAGGCTTATGTCAGTGCTGACAGGACACGAGCCGAAGCTCTACGGACTTACTCCCGTGAGGAAACAGCCCGTCAGCTGACAGCCGAGCGCAAGCTCATTGAGTCTGGCTACGTCGCCAAGGCACAGCACACGGAAGACGTGCGGAGCATAAGTAGGCGGTTTGAGGAGCTGAGTGAGGGAGGTGTAAACCTCTTGCGCAACTCAGCGGCTTTGCTGGTCGGCGGTGATTGGCGAACTGGTAAGTGGCAGGCTACTAGCGGAGGAAATGGAACAGCTCAGGTTGTGCCTGTCACAAGCTCTCCTAGCCCGCTAATCAAGAGTATGATTCGTATTGTCAATAACACGGTCGGAAACAAGGATTTGTCGCAATCTGCTATGGCTCTTGTGGTTGGGCAGAAATACACTGTATCTTGCTACGCTCGAGTGGCCAGTGATAGCCCGAGTCCAACAGTCGGTCTGCTAATCAGGTCATGGGCAAATAATAATGATACCAACCGCAAATTGCACAAAACCATCTCGAACAGGGAATGGCAGCGCTACTCATTTACATTTACTGCTGATGTTGTAGCTAATTCAATGCAATTTGGTCAAAGTGGTGCAGGAAGTGTCGAAATCTGTGCTCCGAAAATTGAGCTAGGGACAGTTGCGACAAGCTGGAGCCCGTCGCCAGAAGATGCAACGAGCTACGCTGACACTAAGCTGGCTGAGTTTAAGCAGGGCATAGATGGCCAACTGTCCAACGTGCAATCCGCCCTTAATACGGCCAATGGCTCGCTGACAAGCTTTAATACGTGGAAGCAGTCAGCGCAGGAAACGCTGAATAAAGTCGGTAAGGTCGAGTCTGGTCTTAACGAGACTAAGACTAGTCTAGCTGAGTTTAAGCGCACGGCAGAGGGGCAGCTATCTACGATTACTCAACAGGTCGCAGGTAAGGCTAGCCAGACTGATTTCCAGAAGGTGCAGGAAACAAGCAAGCTCTATGAGCGACTGATCGGCTCGACCGAAAAAGAGGTCACGGACAAAGTCTCTCGCATGGTCATGACCAATCAGCTTTTTCAGACAGAGGTATCCAAGAACCAAGGTTTGAGGACGGTGCAGAGCCAACTAGCAGAGAGCTGGTCAATCAAGAACCTCAACTCGCCTGGCGATATCCTTGGTCAGATCAATTTAAATCCAGACGGATCAGTCTCAATCAACGAGGGGCTGATCTCTATCGGCGATAAGACTCACATTAAAAACGGCGTCATCAAAAATGCCATGATCGAAAGTATGCTAGCCGATAAAATCACAGCGGGCACGCTCAACGCTGCGAATGTCAATATCATCAACCTAAATGCTAACAAAATCGTCGGTTTAGATGCCAACTTCATCAAGTCTAAAATCGAGCTGGCTCTAGTAGACTGGCTGAAAGGCAAGGTCATCACAGCTCAAAACGACGCGATGAAAATTGATCTAAATAATGGTCAATACAACGTTATGACGGGTCAAGCAGCGATTAGACGTGTGCTAAATGGCTATCCGAATCAATTCCTCAAGTTTACAAGCGAGACGGAAGGCGGAGCGCCAGCAAGCGTGACCGTGCTGGGTGCCAATCGAGATGGCACCGAAAACAGCAAGAATGACAGTTTTACTGGTATTCGGCTGTTTAGTGGAAACAAGGTCGAGCGCACTGAAATTATTAGTGACGTTGTGCGATTCGCGACCGGTGCTGTCAACTACCGTGGCTGGGAAATGCGCACTCTGTACGGGAATGACAACAGACAGGTCATACTACAGCCGTTTGGCAATGTCACAAGATCGAATATCGTTGCAAACTACTTTAACGGTATTGATCTAGTCAATGTGCTTGAAACACTAAACCAAATGATGGCAAATTTGGGGAATCATACTGGTAGACATGATATTTTTGGACCGATTCCAGGTCTCGGGGCTAGGAAGTACCAAAGGTAAAATAGGAGAAAATATGAACGAAAACATCCAATCAAAGCTAGCGATCGAAATTGCTAGTAAGTCAATAAGAATCGCAACGCTAGAAGCTCAAAACGAAGAGCTTCAGGCGCAACTTGAGCAAGCTCTTAGTCGCAACCAAGAGCTTGAAACTTTGCTTGAAACAAGCACAGCAACAGAAACAGAAAAAGGAGAATAATCATGACTACAACAACAGAAAATACTTTACTCGATCTTAAAAACATCACAGAACCTTTTGATTTGGCAACTGCCCTCAAGTACATGAAGGAAAATGGTGAGTTCATCCGCTGCAAAAATGCGACGAATGACTTTTATATGTACCGCGATGTCCAAAAGCGACCTGTCATCGTCAATGGTCGTCGTCAATTTAAAGACGTTGAAACAGTTTGGGCATTTACTCAATGGGGCGGGACAGCAACAACCATCAACGTAGCTGACTTGTTTAATCAGGAGTACTACATCATGGCTTTTGACGCAGAAGGTAACCCAGATTGGACAGAGCCAGCACAGGCAAGCAGAGAAGAATAAGGGGTGATGAATGCAAGAACCAGATGGACTTTGGGCGATCATAGAAGTCGTGAAAGACTTTTATGAGACGGGGATTGATGATCATTTCTTTGTGTTCGTCTTATTTGTTTTGGTAATAGCCGATGTGGTTACTGGCTTTTGTAAAGCATGGGCGCTGAAAAACTTTTCAAGTCGAAAAGCCCGGACAGGCATTGTGACCCATTCGGCTATCTTCATCATCACAGCGATTGGCTACCCGTTTTTCCTGTTTGCTAATGCTGGGGCGTTAGCGGATATGATTATTACGGCATTGTGCGCTAGCTATGGTGCTAGCTTAGTAACTAATTTAGACATTTTGGGTCTAAAAATCCCTTATATCACAACGTTTATAAATGAACGGGTCGATAACCACAAAACGAAGGAGTGATAAAAATATGAATCAAATTACAGAGCTTGTTTTAAGCTCAGCGATTGGTATCTTGACCATTTTGGCAGGAGCCATGGTTAAGGCAGTCAAGGAGTTTCTGATCGCAAAGGGCGGAGAGAAGTCAATCAAGATTGTAGAAATCTTGGCTAGAAATGCCGTGAACGCCGTCGAGCAGGTCGCGAAAGAGACCGGCTTCAAGGGTGAGCAGAAACTCGCTCAGGCAAAAGGGGCGGTGCTAACCGAACTCGAAAAATACAATATCTACATGACAGATAAAGACCTCGATGTCTTTATCGAGGCCGCAGTAAAAGAAATGAATGAAAATTTGAAAGGAAAATAAAAAAATGACAAAAGTAACTGATTACGCAGAAGGAAATTTCCGCTTCGGCTTTGGAACAAAGCTTTATCTAGCTCGCAATGAAGAAGCTCAAGTACGAGCTCACATCTCTACACCAGCCACACAACGCTGGGATAACGGTCAATATACATTAAACGAAAGAATCGCAGAAGGATTTAAGCCTGCGCATCCTGTCACATTTACAGCTAAAGTGATCGCTCAAGGTAAAATCCAACCACAAGCTGCAATTGACTTCGTCTTGATGCCAGACGGTCGTGTGCTGGTCAATGCTAGCAATGTGCGTCAGCTGCCTACACCGCTTGACATCGTTGGTGAGGTGACTTATATTATTGGCGCTAGCCAGTTTGACAAATAGGAGGAAAATAAAATGGCAACGACAAATGATGTAATTTTGTTTGCTGAAAATCTGGCAAACGCTGGCGTAGGAACGGACGCTGATGGTGCGTGGGGCACACAATGCGTAGACTTGCCAAACTCAATCTCTATCAACTTTTTTGGCAAGGCTTTGTGGGGAAATGCCATTGACCTGCTCAATTCAGCAGCCAGCCTTGGCTATGAGGTAGAGTACAATCAAGAGGGGAATCTTGATAGCAAGCCACGAGCTAGTGCGGTCTTTGCCATGGATACAACCTACATCTATGGCCACGAATACGGTCATACAGGGCTTGTAATCGAGGATAGTGACGGTTATACCATGCGTACAATTGAGCAAAACATTGACGGCAATGCTGATAGCCTTTATATCGGCGGGCCTGCTCGATACAACACCCGCAATTTTGACGGTGTAGTTGGTTGGTTCTACTTCCCAACGGATGACATAGGCTATCAACCCGCTCCAACCATTTCTAGCGGTGATGGGTCAATCCACGAAGAAGCTGGCACATTCACAGTAGAGGTTTCAGCTCTCAATGTCCGAATAGCTGCTGGCTTAGATGCTGAAATTGTGGCGGTCTACACAGCTGGTCAAGAAATCAATTATGATGGCTGGTGTGATGTAGACGGATATATTTGGATCACATACATTGCAGCTTCTGGCAATCGTCGCTATGTCGCAGTCGGTCAATCAAAAGATGGCCAGCGTATTACCGATTTTGGTAGCTTTAAATAAAAACCGCAGCGGAAACTGCGTAAAATAAATATTTTTTCTTAAATTTTAATCTACCCCCGGCCTCAAAGGCTGGGGCTTTTTCTGTTATAATGGAAAAATTTAAAATTTTCCGTAGTAATAGACTTAAATTTGTTTAAAAATTTAAAAAAAGTTTGTAAAAAAGTATTGACTAGTGCATTAGAATGTAGTATAATAAATAATGTGAGGAGGTGATACAAATGGACAGCATAGACGAGTGGCTAGCAAGGGTCACGGTCATGATTGGAATTGCGGTAGCAATTTCAAAGGAAAGTCGCTCTTGGTACAAGGTACTAAAAGAGCAAAATAAAAAAGCGAAAATCGCTCCCAAGTTTTGCAGACGGCGGAAGAGATAATCGCTTGAAGGTGAGAGAGCGCAAGCTCTCCTTGCCTTTCATTGTATATTAAAGTGAGAGAAAAATCAAGATGAAAATTATTTTATTTGTAGCAATTTTAGCAGTAGTAATCGCTTGGTATTCAGGAGACAATAAAAAATGAGTAAAGCAGATTTTAAAAAAATTCAAAAATTATTAAAAAAATTGACAGCTTATAAGATTTCTAAAGCTACTGGAATAGGTAGCACGACAATTAGTAGATGGGTTACAGGTAAAACCCCAATCGAAAAAATGAGTTTAGAAAATGCCATCAAATTAACAGATTATGCGGAGGAATTGGAAATGGAAATCGCAAAAGAGCTACTTGAAACTATTAAAAACAATGATGTAGCGTATGCTATTGTAAACGAAGACGGAGCAGTATATTGCAATCTTGAGACAAGTAATATCATGGATATTTACGGTCACGATGGTGAAGACGGCCATTTCTATGGTGTTTATGGCGACGCAGTCGGTGGGCAGCTTGATAGTCGCAACGTCTCTGATGATGTCATTTTGAAAGCTATCCACCTGATGTTAGGTTTGGGAGAACCTGTAAAACGTTCAGAATTATCTATGGGTTCTGATTTCAAACAGACATTTGTAGATGGATATTTCGAGGTAGTCGAATTGATGAAACAATCTGGTCTTATTCAGGCTCAGGAAGAAAATGAGAAAGTAAAAGAATGGATTGAGGCTCACAAAGGCGTTATAGGATCAACAGTCAAACATCCATCATTTGGAACAGGTAAAGTGATAGAAGTTAAAGACAACACAATCACTATTGATTTTGAAGATAAGGGAAGAAAATCTTTAGCGCTTGAAGCAATTGTAGAAAGTGATTTTTTAGATTTTGAATAA